TATAGCTGCGGACAAGACTCTTAATAAAACTTCCTGTCAGCTTCTCGCCACCATTCCACACAAGCTTCAGTTTCTTTCTTCGGTCTGCCAAGCTTCTCGAAGGGTCAACTTCCACATTCAGCCATCTCTCCATTCTGCGAATCATTTCTTCGTCTGCGAAATCTATAAACTGATTTGCCACAATGGATTCCAAGCCCTCGGCCATTATGTCTAATGTCTTCCCGGCAAATTGATAGTTGGCATCCATCTCCAAAATCTCTTTGTAGAAATATGGACCGTAAGACACCAACTCTTCATATCCGCTTCTCTGCTGGTTATAAAATACAGGATTATTCACTGATAACCACCTCCTCGACTATCGGAACCTGCGTAGCTGAAATACTCACATTTGCAGTAGCTCCGTTAATCATTAGCGAGGTAGTGGTATAGTCAACGATACTCGGGGATGCTAAAATGATTGAACCGATATTAGAAAGTCGGATTACGATTTCCTCCTCTCCATTGAGAACAAGGTTACTAACATACTCCTTGATACCGTTCATTACCTCTGTCTGAGCCTGCGATAAAGTGTAACCGCTGGCCAAGTCAGCATCAAAGGTAATCGACAAAGCAATTTCTTCCGGAGCTGTGGCAATGAAGTGAGCACCCAACGGGGCAACCCCTTCTCCCAATCCATCTCCAAAAGTGTAGTTGGTACCATCCACTTCCACTTCATAACCTGCGATAATCGGGTCAATATGCGTCTGTACTGCCTCTAATATGCTCTCTGCGGGCGTTTCTCCATTGGTAGCATATAAAACTGCTCTGACAGTATTTTCGCCTCCAAACAAGGGAATAATATGTGCTCTTCCTACGCCTGTTATGGATTCGCACCACACCTTGTACTGTGCTTTGTTTCCGTTCTCTGCAGGACCAGACTTTTTCTCTTTCCACCGCTGCCTTAAACTATCGTCGCTTTCAGCCTCGGCACCGGGAGAATCCAGCTCTCCAAGTACGCAAGACTTTAATCCACTGATATTATAGACCGGTATAACCGCGGCTCCCGGATTGAGCGAGTTTGTTTCTGTTCCGTACAGTTCCGATTCGAGCAGTAGATTTCCGTCTTTGGTTACCAGATTAAAATAGTAATCTCCGCAGAAGAACCTTGTTCCCGTGTCAGGAGTAGTTCCTTCGAAGATTACATTCCAATAGGATTGTGTTGCCGGATGTCTAAATACTCCGTCCTGTCCTGCCTTTTCTTCCAGAATTTCTCCGGTACAGGTATCAACTGCAAGCATTTCGATTACCATTGATAAGTCGTTCATGAACTTGGCAGCTCTCAAACAATGCCCGGCAGCCGCATCCATATAAATCGAACCCTGTCTTGTATCAACTCCCAAGGCTTCTCCAAGGGCTTTGGCTTGGTCTGTAAAATATTCTTCTGTGAATTCCTCAAACATTAAATCACCTCCTCGATAGGAATTTTTCCGTATATTGTATCCACATCAAAGGAAATCACTACCGTATCATGCAATGGGTACCTCTCTCCAAATTCGATATTGAAGTTATATACCCGAAGAACTCTCTCATCGTGGATGAGCGCATCCTCTGCCAAGAACGGAGCTTCTGCTTCGATGTATTCTCTTGTAATTCCCGGGGCTATCAGTGTATCCCGGATTTCACTACCATATTGACTATCGTAAATAAGACATTTGAAGCGGGGTGTGAGAATTGCCTTTTTAATAAACTGCTTCATGGCCTCTATTCCGTCCACATAACCGCTTATTCTCCCGTTCTCCCAATCAATGCGGTAGGTCTTTGATGTTTCGACTTCTCCCTCGTCAATGGTTTCAAAGGGAAGAGAAATCATAGCCATTATCATCACCCTTTCCTGTCTAAAATATAGTATTTCTTTCCACCATTGAACTGCAAAAGGTACACGGTATCCCCCTTTTTCAAGGCATTATACACATGCAACATCCCGGAAGTGAGCGAAAATGTGGATAACGTATGAACATGTTTCCCTCCATCGTGAGAATGTGAACCATCTCCACTTTCATGTCCTCCATGCTTGCCGCCGTCGTGTTCGTGCTCCCCTTCGTCCTTGGTGGTTTTGCTGACTAATTTACCAGCGCTTTTCTCCAAATCCACTTCGACCATATAATCTGTCAGATGCCTCGGCACAATTAGGGAATTGGCCGTAAGAATCATTTTGGAATCATTCGCAAGTGTGACCTGCAGAGGTTCGGCGCTGGTTACATAGCCTTCGATTACTCCAGGGGCTTCCGGCATCATCGATTGAAACAATCCTTTTAGCCCTGTTGGATCTTCGTTTGCCATATTCCCTCCTAACCTGCAGAGTCTATATCATCTGCAAAATTCAGCTTCAGTTTCATTGTGTGAGAATGTCTTGTGAATGTGTGGGTATCATCATCGATATAGAACGTCCGCTTAATTCCCAAATGCGGGATTATTACATATACGCAGCCGCCGGCAATCGCATCCGAAATCCCAAGCCCCGACACTGTAAGCGTCTTTTTCGGCATTCCTTTTTCGGAGAATACCGATTCCACAAGCTCTTTCATCTGTGCTTCGTTATAATCGTCGTCCACGGATTTGACCTCCATAAACGAGCCGATTTTGTTCTCCAGTGCAGTATTTACTTTCTCATAAACAACCGCATCCTCCTTGGAAAGCAGTCGCACTCTGGTCTTAATACCGGCAATGGATTTTGTGTAGTTATAGTCTGTGATATTGGCACCAACTTCCAACACCCACTGCAATGTGTTTTCTGCTCGGCGAAGCAAATGGATATTGCCTTTTTGAGAGGATACATAATATCTGCACCCTGTCGCCTTGTAGGTCATACTCAGCGCATCCAGAATTACATCGTAGAACGTGGTCTTTGCCTTTGGCAGTTCCGGGATTACATAACCGGTATCTACAGCTGTTCCACCGGTCATTCCAAGCCTCGTCATACAGTCATTAAATATCTGCGTAGCAGTTTTATTCGTATAACAGAAGGAATCCTTGTTGTTGGCCACGTAATAGGCGTTGTCGTAGGCTGTAATCACAAGCCTCTTCTTTTTACTCTGTGTGTGGTCGATTATGATACCTCTAAATAGTTCCTTGCCATCCTCATACATAACGCATTGGTCACCATTTTCGCAATCAACGGATACTCGGCTGTGCTTGTCTCCATCATCGTCCAACAAAGTAATCTTGCAAGTTCTTGGAGCAGCCCCTTTCCGACCGCTCCAAATGATTTTTTCAAAGCTGTTGCTTACGTCGTACCCCGTGGTACCTTTGATAATAATAAACTGAATCATTGGCACCTCCTAAGCTGCAGGTATCGTAAGGACCTGCCCGGGATAAATCAAATTCGGATTACCACCAATAACGCCCTTGTTGGCATTGTAAATAACGGTATATTTCGCACCGCTACCATAGAACTTCTTGGCAATATTCCAAAGGCAGTCACCTCGGACCACTGTGTAGGTTCGTGCTGATGGCGTTGGATTGGTCCGGGAACTGGTACCCGATATCGAAGCTTTCTTGCTCGACACATTTACCTTAATCTGCCGGATTGTCGTTTCTCTGTACTCTTTGAGTTTGATGGAATAATAGATGGTTCCAACATCTCCACCCTCTTCCGTTGTCTCAAAATCTTCGATAGTGCAATACATCGACACACCAAGCCCGCCGGTAATAGTAAATCGAATTGCTTTCCTCGATTCTTTCATTGCTTTCAGCTTTTCTACCGCCGATGCAGGATCCGGAATATCTTTATAATCACATCCCGAAAAATACGTCTTTGGAAAGAATGATTCGAACTTCAGAACAGCTGCATCGCTATCCTGGATAATTGTAACTTCTCCAACTCCGCACACTCGCAGCTTGTCATTGTTGCTACCGTAGGACACCTTTATTTTCTCCGGGAGAACAGGAAATCTGAACGTATCATATCCCTGTTTCAAATACATCTGATAACTAGAACTCATAGCTCAAATCTCCTTCCTCCAAAATTTCCTGCTGAATAATACCCATGAGAACTTCTTTTACATTCTCGATTAGGATATCCACAACATCAGCCTTGCTCATTCCACCGGTACCTACTTTCATTTCTCCGGAGCCTTCAAGCTTCAATGTGATGGTCTTATCTCCACTGCCTTCCGAGGATTCCTCAGTATCTGCCGGAGCGACATAGAACTCATCATTTCTGCGATTGGAAAGAATATCATTCGTTTCCTCTGCAGTATAAACTCTCTCGCCTCCATCAAAATCAACAATCTCAGGACCGTTTTCTCCGACTAAATGAAGTCCCTGCTCTGCGCTGTCGGTACCGCTTGCATAACCTCCCTCAAGGAGTGTCGCTATGCCAGCCGTAGTTCCCGGAATGTCACTCATCGTCCATTTCTTTTCGAAGTCTCCATTGTCTAATTTAGTGTTAGCAAACGATATCGAATCCAGTGCGCTTTGAGCTCTTGCAACACCAGCTTCGATTTCACTTACGTACGCATCCATTGTGTACTTCGCACTTTCTCGAGCAATGTCGGACATATTCAAATTGTCAATGGTTTCTTCCATGTCACTTTCGATTTGTGCCATAGCATCATCGAAGTCGGTTTCCATTTTTGCCACCGAAGTAGCCCATGTTTCTTTTGCACTCTCAACCTCGGCAAATGAAGCATTAAAGCTATCCACAAACTCTTTTGCGTCCTCTGTTGTACCTCCCAGCTGTTCTATCTTCTGTATGATTGCATCTAATTGACCAGCACTTTCAGCAGAGCCATCCGACAAGGAAGCTATGAGAGATTCATCCAAGCCGTAGTCTGCCGCTTTTTGCAGGTTCTCAGTGTACAGTTTTAAGTATTCTGCCTGACTTTCAAGAGCCGCCTGCATATCCGCAACACTCTGCTCGGATTCCGTCTTCATGCTTTCAAATAAACCTATTTGGCCATTGATACTGTCGTATGCTGACTTGTACGCTTCATCATAGGCTGTTGCCAAATCCGTAAGTCTGGATTCCACGTCGCCAATCGCTTCCTCGATAGCTTCTTGGCTGCTTACCTCGATTTGTGTTGCCGCCTGCATATCTTCTGCAAGCAAAGTGCCTTGAGCACTCGCTTTTGCCAGTTCAGCCATCATTTCGTCGATTTCCTCTGTTGTATATCCCATCTGTTCGTAACAGCCTCTTATGCTTTCTTCTAAAGCTTCAAAGTTCGCTTTCGCACCAGCGGTAGCTTCTTTTGCCGCTTCCCAAACATCGTGCTGATCACCATAATCGCTATAGTAGTTCATTTCAGCACCTTTAGCCCATCCAGTCCAATTCAAAATCGGATGATCCTCAGCAAATCTTCCGTTTACGATATCATCGTATATATCATCCAGCTTATGCTTTTCATCAATCATCGTTTCGTTGGCTTCCTGATACAGCTTCTGTGCTTCTTGATACTGCCCGAGGTAACTCATAAGAGCATCCATATTTGCCTGTGCTTTTTGAGCTTCAGCCTCTCTCGTCACAGCTTTCCATAAGTCTTCAATCGACATATTCAGCTTACCATTTGTTTCGTCGAGCGTGAGGTTTAATCCCTCGTAAGAGCTATTCAATCTATCTACGATATTTTTCATAATCTCCAACTGCTCGCCGGACAACTCACTCTCATCCTGCATAGCCGCCAATTGAGCAACCAGCGACTTAGCTTCTGATTCGTTCTGCGTTATTGTATCGATTGTTTCCTCGTATGCTGTTGTAGTTTCCTCATAAGAGGTTTTCAACCTCTCATTTTCCTCTATCAAATCACGAATTGTAGTTTTGTTATTTTCAAATTCCTCTGTAAGTTCCTCGATTTCGTTTTTGAGCTGATATGCCGCAACTGTGTCAGCTTCTCCGGCATCCGCTAATGCCTGGTATTCCGCTTCCAATGCCGCGATTTCTTCCTGCTGTTCTTTGCTTGAAGACGTAAGGGT